GGATAGGGCGCTCATCAGATAGACAACGCAAGAGAACAGGATCGGGATACCCGCAAAGGTGATCTTCTCGACCAACGCGCCCTTGCTGGCGCTTGCCGCCATCTCGATGGCAAACTTTTCCTGTTTTTCTTCCGTGGTACTCATATTTCAGTTCCGGCTTTCCAATCACGAACGGCGATGCGTATGCGTATGATAAGCAGCACGAGTGTCGCCAGCGTGACGCCAAGACCGGCCCACGCGCCCATCTCCATCGCCCACCACGGGAGCGTCAACGCCCCCGCAGCGATTGCACCATCAACGGCCAGCTTCGTATCGTGCATCACGGACCTGCATCAGGGCTAGAGCCTATTTGAGACGCAGCGGTACCTGCGGGACGCGCGCCATAACGACTGAACAAAGCATTTCGCGCTTCTCTCAAAGTTTGTTTTTGCATGGCCCGCGCAATCGTTGATTCCGCCAGCACAGGATTAGACAATTCTCGCGCCAATTCAAGCGCAAGTTTGTCATCCATCGCGCCCGTCAATTTTTTGAATATGTAACCCACACTGGACGCGGCCAATTTACCTTTGCCGGGGATAACCGCTGCCGCCATACTTGCGCCAGGAACTTCAGCCGCGCCCGACACAAGGTCTAATTTGCCGCCTGCGCCCGCCGTAGCCAAACGTTGATGCTCCGCAGCGCGGGCAAGATCGTCACGCACCGCATTTACTGCGGTCAATTGCGCAGGATTCATTTTGCTAGTCAGCTCGTCAATGCGCTTTTGTACGGCCATCGCGTTGGACCCTTGCGGCAATGGCGGGGCCAACTTGTTACCGCTGGCGGTTGCAAGTTTTTGCACTTCTTCTAATCGTTTTGCGTCTTCGCCAATTTGCGCAAATTTGTTTTTTAAGCCCATTCCTGCGTCATCAAGGATAGCCAGCGGACGCGCGTATTCTTTTATGAACGCAGCATGTTTGCTGGGGTCTACTATACCCGCCGCGTCCGTTACCTTCTGACGATACAGATCTTCAATACCTGCGCGCGCAATCTTGGTGGCGTCAGCGTTGCCGCCAAACAAGTTAACAAACTGTTTAGCTTCCGTTGCGCCACCCGGCGAAAAATATTTTTTAACGACATCTTCGGCAAATACAGTATCTTGGCTCCAAGGGCCTTTTGCAAGAATTTGCGCGTTTACGCCCTCTTTGAAGCGAGGCGCGTATTCGGTACGGTACAATTTAACGGCGTTCGCGTAGGCTGTTTTGGCTTCGTCTGAAATTGCAGTGCTGTTGCCTACAGCCTCATCTAAAGCTTTGTGTAGTTCCCCCAATTTGCTAAGTTTTGCTGCTTGTGCAGGGGTAGCGTTGGCAATTTTTGCGCTGGCAATGGCCTCGTTAATAGCCTTTCGAAGCGCGTCTGTTTCTTCCAGTGTTACCGCTGCACGTTCCGCAGCAGGCGCAGGCGTAGCTTCAAAACGCAACCCGCGAACGGGTTCGCCTTGTGGTGCGGCAGGTTTTAACTTTAACAATTTTTTTACGATGTCGGGTTGGTCTACGACGTTGATCTCAGACAAAGGTTGCCCAAGAATTTCTTCCGCCTTCTTGATGACATTTCCAACGTCAATCTTTTCGGTTGGCGCAAGCGCAAAAGCATCTTTGTACGCTTGTGTAATTACGGGCTTAAGCGCCGCTTTTTCCTTTAGTGCAATGTCTTTCAACCCAGCGCCAATGGCGTCCGGGTTTTCGGTCACCAAACCGCTGTCAATACGCGCCGTTAACGCGTCAATCTTTTTTTGCTTTTCAACTTCGGCTACGTTCTGCACCCGCGCTTCTTGCGCAAGACGAGCCTGATTGTTCTGCGCTTCCTGCGCGGCTTTTTCAGTGGCAAACGCAGGTGTATTGCGAACATCTTCGATGCCCGCCGCAAGTTTGGCAGACCCTACGGTAGACGCTACTTCGCCAGCATGGGGTACAGTCCCCGGCACAATAACCGCTTTAGGCGAACCTAGCGTGTTAAGGACATCTTTGCCTTTACCTTCCAACCAACTAAGAAGCTGATTGGTTTTTGGGTCCATGACGCGAGTAGCGTAATTGTACGCACCCTTGACCGCAGGCGCGGCAATGGTGGGAACCGCAGCGCCAATGAGCGCGCCAGTTTCGCCCGTGCCCGGCTCGATAGCTTCTGACGATATAGCGCCCGTCGTAGCGCCGCCAAGGGTTTTGGCCGCAACGTTGGCTACGCCGGTCGTCCCGGTTCGAAACCCACCAGTCTCCAAAGATGTAGCGATTGGGGTAAGAAACCGCGCCAGTGAAGGGGCCATTTCAGCCACTGCGCCCGCCGTCGCTTTAACTGGTGCAGCGATAACGCCGCCTATCGGAAACGTGGCCCCGATTTGACCGCCAACGCGCGCAACTTCGCCTAACGCTTGTTCGCCCCACTTAGCTTTGTATTCGGCTTTTCGGCGGTCAATACTGGCTTGTATATCAGCTTCGCGCGACGACGGTTTGCCGGTTATTTGTGAACTAAGTGTTTGTTCGCGCGGCATTAAATAGTCTACGCCCCGCGCGCCTAACAGCGCGGCGGTGTCGGTCACGTCCGTCACGCCACGAAGAAGCCCTGGACCTATCGCAGCGACGTTCCCCGGCATGGCTTTTACACCGCCGATAAGATCGTTTGCAAAATCACCTAGATCGCTTGCAAAATCACCTATAACACCTCTGGAAGGCGTTTCGGGCGCGGGCGCAGATGTAGGTTTAACCGCAGGCGTAGGCTGCGTGGGCGCGTTACCGCGTGCGATATCTTTTAACGCGCGGTCAGGAAAATCTTTTTGCGCGCGCGCGTACACATCCACTGGTTTAAGAGTGTCGGGGGCGTCTTTGTAAATGTGTTGCGTTCCATCCGCAAATGTAAGCGTAATGTCAGGCATTAGTCGCTCCATCCGCTGGTAGAAATGCCAGTTGGTAACTGTGCTTCTTTAGGCTTTATTCCCGCGTATGTTGTGTCAAATGTGTTCTTAACGTTTCCTTTCGACCGTTCAAGATCGGCTATGTACCTATCAAGTTTGGCTTGAAAGGTTTTTGTGCCTTGCGCTTGTTTTAACGCCGCCGCCGAATCTTGCAGACGCCGCCCTTCCTCATTCGATACGTTGCCCAGCGCGCCGCCTGTGGGTGAACGGTTACGAATTTGCTGAAGCGCCTCAAACCCAGCGTTTGCCAAAATTTGATCAAGATCAGCTTGCGCGGATGTTGCTGCGTCGCGTGAGCTGGGAGTGCGACCCGCCAAAGACCCCGTGATGTAACGCAGACCCGAATGATCTCTAAGCCCCTTGGCGCGCGCGATTTGCGTGTCAATATCGCTGACAGCTGTATCAACCACTGCTTTAGCTGCTGGATGCGAGATTTCCAAATCAATGCGCGCATTTTGTCTTTGCAGATCTGCTTGATATTTCAATTTTTCTTCGGGCGTCTCTTTTGGCGTCTCAAGTTCTTTTTTAATTGTTTCTTGCGCTCTATATTTAGCCAAATCAGCAGCTTGCGCTTGCACGCGCGCCTGCGATGGCAACATTACCCCCGCCTGCGGTTGCGCCCCGAGCGCAACGGGCGCAGGTGCAGCCCCCGGAGCCAGGTTATTCACGCCGGGCATTGGGCGCGGCGTAAAGTTAGCGCCCGCGCCGGGGGCCAAGTTGTTAACCCCGCCGGGCTGCGGCATAACATTCCCCGCGCCGGGAGGCAACGCTTCGGGCACAAGCATCATAGCGCCCACGCCACCATTTGCGTCAGGCATCCATACTGTCCGCCCCGGCATATTCGCTTCTTGAGGCTGTAGTTGCGGCTGACGAGCCTTAGCCATTTCCGTAACATCCGCCGCCGTCCTTTGCGCCGCTTCCATCGCCTCCTGCGAATAGTTAGGGTTAAAAAATGGTTTTAATGTCGGAGGCAAGGCCTCAAACATTTTTCCGTAAATGAGCGGCTGTTGTTCTTTGGGATATGAAGGAACTGACCGGATTCCCATCTTAAATTGTTCGCCTTGTTTGACAAGAATATCCATTGTTTTTTCGTCCGCGCGAAGAACATCCAACGCAGCTTGTCGTCTAGATGCTTCCGCAGACGCGGCGGACGCGCCCGCCGATGCGCGCGCAGCTTCGGCCTGACGCTGTTCCCTTAAAGCAACCGCCGCTGCGGAGGGGTCGATGCGCGCTATGGCGTCTATGTATTTCTGAGTACCAAAACCATGTTCAGCCGCAGCACCGCGTATAGCGTTTTCTTTCTGAAGTTCCGCCGCCCGCTGCTGCATGAGCATGTTAGATGTTTGCATTTTCTGCATATGCTCAGCCGCCGCCAACATGTTTGGCGCTTGAAATTGTTGAAGCTGCGGAAGCGCGGCGTTGTAGTCAACCATCGTTCTGTCCCTTTACGGTTATTTGCCTCGCGCGCCGCCCAAACCACCGCCGCCACCTATACCGCCAAGATAGTTGCTCATGATGTACGAACTCATGCCCTGATTGAGCGCGTTCGTTACCGCGTTAGATTGGTTCAGGTAGCCTGACGCTTGCGCGTTACCCGCCGCAACATCCGCCTGCGCGATGCCTTGACCAAGCCCTGTGTAGGTATTTCCAAGGTTCGTACCCAACGCCCCGGCCTGCGCCGCCGATCCAGCAGCGGACGCTTGACCACCTGCGTACAAGCTCTGCAACGGCGCAAGTTGTGCCGTCCGGTTGGTCTGATAGCGGTTGAAAGCGTTTTGGTATTCATTTGAAGCATAGTCCTGCCCATACCGCGTAATGCCTTTGAGCGCCGCGCCAGACAAACCCATACCTCTAGCCGCGCCGCTTCGCTCAAGACTTTCCAGCCCCGTCTTAAGACGAAATGCTGAACCGGGATCGGCGGTAAAATCTTCCATACCAAAATCTTTGGCATACTTGCCGTACCCTGGTGCGGTTGTGTCGCCGCCGATACCCAAAAAAGACCGCAGTTGATTCTGCGCGGCGACGCCCCCTTCGCGGTAGGGCGCAAGGTCTGTTCGCCCAATGTCAAACATTTCACGTTGAGCGGCAATGCTGTTAGCCGCCATCTCTCGCTGAACGGCGGCGCTCTGCGCTGCGGCATTCTCTTGAGCATTAGCGGCTTGGCTGGAGCCATAGATGCCCGCGCCAGCGCCCAATACGCCAGCGCCAAGGATAGCTGCACCAGTTCCGCCCAGCGCGGCGACTGCAAGACTTGACATTTTAGTCTCTCCTTGAGGCTAAACTGAGCCCTTGTCGGTAATCCAATGTGATCTCGTCACCTAGATCGCCACCTTTGCAGCCCACAATATCACATGTAGCGAAAAGATGTATATCCCCGTTGTCCGCCAACACGGCGACCGCGTTGGGCCGCTTGCTGTGGTTCGTGTATCTTCCGGCAGGCGTTCGCATCCCATCAAGACGCCCCGGCGCGATCATTTCGCCTTCTGCGATGGCGGCGGTAGCAAACAGACCTTTACCTTCGATAGGCGACGGTCCAACCATGACCTTGTAGGAACCTACAGGAAACGGAATTTGATCAGAGGGATCTTCGGAGATCCGCCGCACCGTGTCGGGATCAAGACCATATTCGGCGATAGCCAAATGAAAATCCGCGATGTCCTCGGGGTGGCTGAAGCTCAGCAACATTTGCTGGTCACGTTGCGCGATCTGCCATGAATAGCTCTTGTCCAGATACGTTGCCTCCAGCGTAGCAACATCCGTTTCGGTCGTAGGATAGATGTTCTGCCAAACCACTGTCTCGACGGCGTACGCAATCTTGCGCCCTGGCGGGCCTACAAACACTTGCGGCGCGACTAGCTCCGTGCGCGTTCCATCTTCGTTGGTCAGGATGATATGCCCAGCCAACATGATGTTTAACTGAGGCATTTTCTGTTTGTGCCCAATGACAAAAGTATCCGCAGGAATGGTCAATTCGCGGATGTAGAGACCGGGTGCAAACCGATGCACAACCGGACAATCAGGTTGGGGGTACTTCAATAACTCTGTTTCAAGCGCTTGCACTTGCGCTTCCGTCACCGGCGGGCGGCGCGCGTCAAGTTCCAGCGTGTTGGCTTCAGCAGGCAGCATACGTCACCTCATGACAACTGTTTGATGAACGACGGCAGCACCTCGGCCTGCGCCCGTACCATCTCGTTTCGGAAGCTCTCGGTCGCCGCAGCGCCCTGCCGCGCCTCCTTGGCAACTTCAATCTGCAACATGGGCATGGCCGAGATAGCGCACATCCACTCGTCAATTTCTGCGCCGGTCTGCGGGTGCGTTCCACGCAACTGCGTAAACCAAGCGCACTGGAGCTGGACGCACTCCTTCTTGATCAGCGGGCAGAATGAGCCGTTCTTGAGTTGCATCGTCAGTCCTTTAGCTTCAAACTGCCGTAAAAGTTTGCCATTTTGGTAAGTTCTTCAAATGTTGCGTTATTTTTTATGCGATTTGCCCTCATGCTGACAATCATTATGTTTTCGCGGACATAGCCCTTTTTGGGGATTATTCTGTCAATTGACGGGCTAACGTCACTTCGGTACCCGCGCGTCCGAATGAGTTTAAGCCCCAAGGCGGGGCAATACTCTGGGATCACAATGTCGCTAATTTCAAGAGCAAACGGAACACCTGCGTTTTTTGCGGATCTCCTTGCAGCGTTTAGCATTGTACGTTCGGCGTTTTTTGCGTTGTATTCTTGTCTTTGAACGTTCAGTAACTCTCTGTTTTTTTTCCTCCACTCAACGTTAGATGCTGAAGCGGTAAAATGTCCACGGCTTTTTCGATAGTCTCGAAGACATTGCGCGCACGTTCCATTTTTTACGCGAGGGACAAGGTGCCCACGTTTGCATGGTTCGGTCGGCATTGTCCATCCATCGCGCAGAATGAACTCGCCCGATTTTGGTTTTTTAAATCCTGAACCACGTTTTCCAGCCATAAACTGATCTTACGTTTTGCAGAGCCACATAGCAATTCAAGTTTAATCTTTTACACAGATGATGACATCAACGTACTGGACGGCAAAGTCCATCGCCGTGCCGCTGCCGGTGTTGGCTATGGTGATGCCGGTAGTGGCGCTGGTAGACTGAAGCGCAGCATTGCCAAACGCCCGGTAAAACGAACCCGACGTGGAAGTTGAAATAGCGGCTAAATCACTAATGCCATGCGTATGGCCGGGGTCCGTCAACGTATGCGTGTGCGATGGCATGTTGGCGGTAGTAATTGTGCGCGCAGCAAACACGGACGTGAACCCCGTCGTGCCGCCGCTGCTGGCTGCGCCCGACACCACGCGCAGCGCCTTGTTGTCGTGCGTGGTGGACTTGGTCCAGCCGGTAGGCGCGGAAGTCTGCACAAACAGCATTGCCGTTCCGGTGGGCAGGTAGGCCCACGCGCCGGTAAAGACGCCAGGGCTGGCGATTTCCAACGCTGACACAGGCGTGGCAGTGCCGATGCCAACTTGGCCGGTAGCGTCAATAATAAACGGCGTTATATCAGGGTCGGCAGAATCTTGCACTTTAAGCGCCGCGCCCGTGCCGGTCTGCGTTATTTGAAGCGCCGGGGACGGCGTGTTGGAGTCAATGGTGACGTTGCCCGACAACACGGGCGACACCGCCGCCGTGGGGGCTGAAATGTAATCCACCGTCCAAATCAACGCGCCATCCGCGTCCTTCAGCACAAACTTGTAGATTGCGCCGCCTAACCAAACGTTAGCCTCGCCGCGCGAGTCCAAGATGATCGGGTTAGTGTTGGCCGTTGCCGCTGTCGCATCCGTGTAGGTGGCCTGCAACGTCGTCGTACCTGCGATGTAGGTGTACAATTGCCCGCCGACCAGCGGCTCGCCAGCGGCGTCAACAAAAGCTGTTTTGGGGGATGGAGTGAGAACAGCCATTATTCACCTATATTTGCAGCTACGGTCAAGATGACCGATGGGATGGCCGGTACAGGCGCAGACGCCGCTATGCGGGCTATTTGGACATTTGTGTTGGTAGTAGACCACATCAATCGGAAATAGTCACCTGCACTCATGCGGATGACGAAGTTCCACGCCGCAACGTAAGATTTACTAGAGCCAGACAAACTCAGTTTGGTGGCGCTTTCAGATACGGACGTTCCATTTACATCTGCCCAGATGTACACGTCTTTATCCGCCGCGTTGGTGCTGGTCAATTGCAACGAAAATTGAATGTTGTACGAGCCCGTGCGGTCCACATACACCCGCGACGTTGGCGTTCCGATGCTGACGCCTTGGGTCAAACTGGTGTTGTTGAGCGTGATGGCGTAGGCCGTGTTGATGACGGCGGCAGTCTGCGTGGTGGTGTCGTAGAATGCGCCGCTGCGAAGCGATCCGCTGCCGAGAATGGCGTAAAGGTTATAGAAGTAACGATACCACCCGCGCGTGACGTAGTTTGTCACTGTGTCCCAAATGGCAACACGCGGAGCCGGTATCTGCGTGATGTTATCAGGCATTGGTGGGGCTCACGATCAGTTCCGCGCCCATGATAGCAATCTTGACTGGATCGGTTCCAGACACTTCGTAGACGCGGTCACGGAGTTTCAGAGTCATGCCAAGCCTGCGCCACAAGACGCGCCGCCCGGTCTCGCCAAGCTTGCCCATTGACCGCCAATGCTCGCTGGACCATGTATGCCCGCCATCATCCGACCAGCGCAACATGACCTGCGGATCGGAACCTTGCACGATGATCTCGCGTGTGGTCTCTTCCGATTCGCCGCTGATCGCGCCCGCAGACGCGGCGTCAGACGAGATGCTGCTGAGATAGGTCGTGGTCGCAGGCGTTGCGCCGTCTAAACCCACGCCTACTTCGCAATCTAGTTGCAAACTGTGCTGCGTCGTGCGCTTCAGATTGTTGGTGCTTGTGGGCAGTGCCCGCCACGAGCGCAACCATTTTTGAACCGCCCCCGCTTCGGTGTAGACCGTAGGATCGTAAGCGTAGATCTGGCCGGTCAGATAATCGCCAATGACAATTTGGCCGTTAAATGCCATTTGGCAGTTACCGCGATGGCGGGTGAACTGGTTGTTGAGCCAACCGGCGCGTTGATGCCAAGCTTGGGTCGCCACGTCGTAGACCCAAGTGATGTTGGCGCTGGGGAAGTTTAGCACATAGAACGAATGACCGTCTTGCTGGTAGGTATACGCCACTGCGTCTGTGATGTCGGCGTACTGCTGGATCTGCCATTCAACGGAGTGCGTCGAGATGCGAACGCCAGCGTAGCCATTGGAGCGGTACACCATGCCGCGCCCACGAGCGTCTGAACTAAGCCAAAACACTCCGTTGTCGAGTTTGGCAACGGAGAACGGCGCAGCGCAACCGATTTCGATGAACGCGCCTTGGATGCGCGCAAGAGGAAAGTCCGGCAGACCAGCGTCGTACCAAACTTCAATGGAAGATTGCCCAAACAGCCAAATTTCGCGGTGGTCTACGATTAGGGACACCAGATTGTCGGGCGAACCTTCGGCGCTGGCAAAGTCGAGAGGGTCAACAGACGTGCCGTCGTACAGCGACGTAACCCAGAACTTTTGGCTGTTAGGCTGATTGTAGACAAAATACCCGTCGATGAACCCGACTGTCACCGCACCCGCAAAGTCAACGTCCGTAATTTGCGCGAACACGTCCGTACTGGAGTTGTAGATGTAACCTGTAGCGCCCGCAGCAATGAACAACTGCGTACCGTTGTCCACCATCGACACTTGCCCGGTGCCTGCCACAGTGCCTTTGGACACAACATTGAAATTGCTGTCAATTTTGTAGAGTGATGTGCCCGATACGGCGTAACCATAATTGCCAAACTGCCAGAGTCCGCGTACCGGCCCTGCGCCCATCGTAGCAAGATAATTCAATCCTGGCGCACGTTGAAGGAACGCGGGTTCTTTTCCAGCTTCCGGCACAACCTCTGGAAACATGTTGATCATGCGGTTGTCCGCAGCGTTGACGCTGCGGGCTACATACGCGGAGCCAAGGATTGGGCTCTTCATCAGAAGTTACCTGCAAAGATGTTGAACCGCTGGCGGGTGCTGACAATGGCGTAGGGGATCGACATGATGTCGTCAGGGTTGTTGATGCGCTTGAGATTGCGCTTGGACGCTATAGCGATGCGTCCGACCGTACCAGACGGCTCCACGCCAAACTCAGGGGCGATTTCGCAAGCCAGATTGTACCGGAACGCCCGCATGTAGCCAGGCGGGAAGTACAGCGGCGTGGCGATGGTAGCAGGCTGCGTCAACTGCGCCGCCGATATGAAATGCCATTCCAGCACTTTGGTAGGCACCGGATAGACGTGCATGTCGATATTGGGGTAATTTGTGTTGATCCACATTACCTGTGGAAAAGTGCTGGTCACGCTTTTGACCGCAATACCATCGTACTGCTGTTGGTTGATCAATTTGATGCCGTAGGAGATGCCGGTCGAGGCGTCCACAAAATACGTCGCGTCGTCCATCAAGACCGGACGGTCGCCAACGAAATCACCAGACGGGCCAAGGGTGCGGCTGACAAAACCAGGCAACCACGAAAACACTTGCTCTTGCGTTGTGAACGTCGAGAGCTTTTCCGTGCCCCAAGAATCAATCATTTGATTGAGCGCAAACAGCGCGTCTTGCGACGTAGCCGCAGATGGCGTTTCGCCTTCAGCTAGAACGCCCAGAAGGCGAAGGGCTCCGTTAATTTGATCCCCGGCTGTCGTCATAGCTGGCTATTCCCTCATTCAGCGGCCTGCGACCGCGTCGCCGGGGTGCAAGTTCATTTACCGGCTCTGACGTGTCAGAGGGCGGGGCTTCGCCGGGAGTATAGCGTTTCCAGCCGCTCTCTTCATCATAAATCGCTTCGGCTTCCATAGTGGCAACTTTGGTGCCGTGGACCGGGTGGCGCATGTAGATCATAAAAATACCTGTGGAAAACGCCCCGCCCGTAGACGGGGCGTTGGTTGATTAGGCGATGCGGTACAGCGTCCACGAAAGATCGCCCACTTTACGCGCAAGAAAGCGAGCTGAAGTAGCCGCAGACACGGCGGCAGCACCAACAATGGTCCAACCAGTGCCAACCACAACGGTTGCCGCATTAGTAGCGCCCGTGTTGATGATCACAACGTCAAAGCAGCTGTCATTCTTGGCGCTGGTGACCAGAGCCTCGGTAAGCGCCACCGTGGGGAGCGTCAGGTTAACCGCAGCGCCCGTATACGTGATGATACCAGAAGTAAGTTCCGCAGCGGTAAGCGTAGCCGCAGCGGTCTTAGCGACAGGGGGTGCCCTGCGTCACCATGTTAACTTCAGTGATGTTGCCATCGCCAAGCTGGTAACCACCAGCGCCATTCGGAAGAGCCATGATATTCTCCTAAAGAGTTGATGAGGGAAATCTGGGGCCGCAGCCCCAGATAGAAGGGGTTAGCCCCACATACGCACGGCCATAGGCGCGCGGATTACGGCAAAACCGTACAGAACATCGATACGGCAGGGCATACGGTCATTGTTGATGTCGTACTGACGAACAATACGCATCGAAATGCCGTTATGAACCTGACGAGACGCCATATCCACACCCTGCGGCATGAGCAGATCGGCGGTGCCGAGCGTGATGGCGTTCTTGTTGTAGATCAGGTTCTGCGGGTAGGCAGTCGAAGCCGCACCAAGGAAGGTGACGGCAGCGTTGTCCGCCGGGAACGAGTCCACGGTCGCCAGCGCCTGAGAGGCGGTGTAGATCGGGGGCGAGATCGCCACGTCGGTCCAAGCGCCGCTGGAAGCGGTGGCGGTGGCGGTAGCAACAAACTGCTGCAAACTGCCGGTGGTCTGACGGGTCTGCGGGTTAACCGCATACACGCCAGCAATGGTGAACACGTCGCCAACCTTGATGGTCGCCGAGCCGGTGCCGCCATCGAGGCTGATGGTGGACGCGCCCTGCGTCGTGACAGCGCCGTTGACGAGGATCGTGTCCGAGGTGGAACGCGAACCGGTCGTGTGCTGCACGATGGACTGAGACATGTTGATTTCGTCATAGCCAAGAACCCCTTCGCCCATCATGCCGGTCTTGAACTGACGGCTGATCGTGCTGGTGGGGTTGAAGAAGCCCTTCATGCCTTCGACCAGACCGGCGTTGGCAGCGGGGTTCACAGTGGCGTAACGCTGGTCCATAGGGACAGCGTACTCGTTGAGCTTCTGCTGGGCCTGAAGCAGGACAAGCGAAGTGGCAGGGGTCGTGCCGGGGGTGCCAACCGAACTGTAGATGTTCTGGTAGGCGTTCGCCACGTCCGCGTCCACGCTGGCAGCCAACTGGCTGACGCGGGGCTTCAGAACGCGTTCTGCAAAGTCGTCCAACTGCATGGTAAGTTCGGCAGAGGTGAAGTTCACGCCGATGTGCTTCTGGGTAGAAACGGTCAGGGTCGTGTACTGCTCGTTGTCGTCCTG